ATCAACGCTAATAATGTAAATAGTTTTCTCATAGTTATTTTCTGTATTTAGTTTTTCTTTTATTACTTGTTTTCTTTAGTCTAGCCTTAACCTTTTCAACAGCTTCGTTCTTAACACCAACATCCCAGGTGTTCCAGCCTAAAAATGTAGCTACTCTTTGCCAAGCTTTGTTCTGTGAATCTAAAGAAGCCATAACGTTATTAACTTTCATTATAGCTCTATCTAAAGGAATATTAGTAGAAGCTGATACCACATTAGCTATAGCTAAAAAAGCTGGGTTATCAATACTCATACCCATTTCAGGTATAACTTTTTTATTGAATTTATATGTTTGTGTTGCTGAATAAATTTTTCTAACCTTACTACCAATAGGAGGAGATAAGTTTATAGCTTCAATCATCGTGTAAGCATGGTCTGCTCTATAATCCTTATCGTTTTGAGCATTAAATTGAAGTATCATATTTTTAATAGTAGATATACCAGCACCATATACACCACCACCTCTTAATAAACTATCAATAGATGTGTTTAAAGCTCTTAGCTTTTTATCTTCTAATTTCTGTGTTAGCTTCTCATCTTCTTCATCGTCAAAAGCTAGTGCAAATAAACCTGATTGTAATGTTGAGAATATTATGTTTTGAATTACACCATAATATATAATCTTGGATATATTAGTCTTTACATCTCCACGACCATTTTTAATGTCTAGAACAGCTTTTTTAATTAATCGAGCGTACTGCATTGGTGTGTTTTGAAACGCAAGTATCAGTCTACCAAGCGGTCCAGCCTGTTGTTGTGATATTAAAGCAGGATCAGCAGATTGTTGTGATTCTTCTGATGTTTTAGCAAAATCACCAAATGCTTTATCTTTAGCTTGAGCCTCTGTCATACCTTGACTCTTATATGTATTGAATCTATTTCTAAAGAAACTAGCACCACCCATTGATATTGCAAAACTATCTGCCATCTGTGTGGGTAAGAAACCTTTTTTCAATAAGTAAGATATAGCAGCAGAAGCTTTATCTGTTTTACCAGCAACAGCTTGTGCTATTTCAGCTTCATTAACATCACTTTGTAATCCAGATCTTCTTTGTTTTAACATGTCTGAATTAAATATCATACTAAAATCAGACCAAAATTGTGGTTGATTAGCAAAAGCCATACCAGCTTTTAGTGGATTATTATCAGACCAGTTTATGAAGTTAATCATAGATATTGTTTGAAGTATAGCTGATCTACTGTTAAAGAACATTATAGCACCAACAGAGTTGTTAACCCAATTCATCCAACTATTAACTAGTTTGTTTTTACCGGTAGTTCTATTCGTACCGTTTTCCATTCTCCATAGTATATCTTCTAAGGCACTTCTATAATCTTCACCATATATAGCCTCGAGTTTATTCATGTTTTTCTCAGAGAATATTTCATTTTTTCTTTCTATCCAGCTAGCTAAGAACTTTTTTCTATTTGTTTTTTGAGCTATACTAAAGTAATCATAAGCTATAGTGCCACTAACCCAGTCTTGACCAGGTTTTATATAACCTTCTTTTAACTTCGTTGTAGCGCCGACTAAATCAGCAAAACCTCTCATGTTACTATTGTTTCTTACTATATCAGATAACTTCTCTATATCTACCTTAGACATACCTGGTATTTCAAATCCAGCCTTGTTCCAAAGATAAACTCTTATAGCTTGCTCATTTGAATATTGTTTGTGACCAACATCTTTTAATAAGCTTTTAAACGCTTTAGGAAACCTTTTCTTTAAAGCACTAAAATCATTACCTAAAGCTTGCTTTGCAGCGTTAAGTGATCTTGTACCTGCCCAGTATGGATCTATCAAAGCTTGTGTTAAAAACTTAAGAGATTTATTACCAGCTTCGCCAGAGGGTAAAATGTTATACATTAAACCCATAAAGTCTTCAGCTGATGGTGGCATCCAAAACTTATACTTACCTTTACCTAGTCCAGCAGCTTTACCAGCGGCTTTACTGTATTCTTCGTTCTTATTAATACCAGACTTCCTTTCTAGTATAGTGTTAAAGTTTTCATCTAGTGTTTTACTAAACTTAAGCTTAGCTTGTCTTACGTCATTTTTTACTTCTGCTATTTCTAATACTTCTTTTACAGCCTTAACATTTTTTATTGCATCATCAGCAAATAAAATATTGTTGTAACCATCAGCTACTTTAGCTATAACCCAATCAGCTTTTGCAGATGCTTTACCATCTTCTAATCCAGTTATGTTTTCTAAAGGTATATTTAATCCCATACCTTTTAGAAAAGCATGTATTGCATAAGAAGCTTCTTGTGGTCTTGCTGTTAATACATATATTTCTTTACTACCAAACTTACTATTTATTTGTTGAGCTAAATCAAAGAAAGGTCCTTTCTTACCATCTATTACTTTATTAAACTCACTAAAATCAAAAGTAGCTCCAGCAGCTTCTAAGTCAGCTGATTCAATAGCAAACTCTGTAGCATTTATTTTTCTTTTCTTACCATCAGGCATTTTAACACCAACCATACTGTTTGATTGAGCTAGTGTGTCATCAAAATCAAATATGCTCATACCCTTATCAGGAGTTTTAGAAAACTTATAGTTGTTGTTTCTTATATCTTGTATCTTATTAAGTCTATTTAAAGCTTGTTGATTTTTTTTACTGTTTATTTTTCCTTTAAAATTAGACCATTGCTCGCCTATAACTTCTCCTTCGCCACTAATAGATTTCATAGCGTACATGTTTGTGTAACCAAACGTAGCAGGATTATAATATAGTAAACTAGCGTCGTCAGTTATGTAATCAAAACTAGATAATCTATCTTGATTAAATATAACGTTTATATTGTTGTCCATTGTTTTCGGAATAATAGCAACAACGTATTGGTCTTGTATTTGTTTTAATGTATATTTTTTATTACCTGAGTGAAAGCTTAATAAATCAAACAAGGCTTTTTCAGTAGGTACCATGTGTTCAAACATCAGTTCACCTTTGTAATTACTTTCATAATGATATTCAACACGAGCAGCAGACTTCAGCATAGAACCCATACCTTGCTTCATTGACATTATCATCATAGCTTTAACACTAGTATCTTCTATTTTAGCTACGTAAGCTAAATACCTATTAACTTCATCAAAGTTTCTTTTTGCACTTTCTTTATAGTCATTATAGTTTTCTACCCACCATGCTTTAGCTTTATTAACTCTTTTACCTTTTACCGCTAGTTTAGTTGATTGTGATACAGCTGGAGGAAAATTAACCTTAACACCTTTATAATGTATTGCGTAAGACATTCCTTGTTTTGTTTTAGTACCTACTACAGTGACATTTGGTATAAAAGCAAATGTATTGTCGTAAAAATCTTTAGCGCTACTATAAGACTGGTATCTTTTTTTAAAGTTTTTACCACCAACAGTGTTGTGAGATTTATGAAGCATTAAACCTTGAAGAACCTTTATCACCTCTTTGTCATTAGTTATTGGCACTTTAGTTTTTTTACCATCTATAATTACCTCTTTACTCATAGAGTCTAAAAAGTAGTTTTTAAGATTTTCTTTAACATTAGCTTGCTTATCATCATTAAAGAACAAATCTCTAAAAGATTCTTTATTTCCAGTTATTTTATTTATGTTATCGTTTTGTTTATTTATTTTTAAATTTAAACTTTCAAAAATAAAAGTTGAAGGATCTATGTTTTTATTTTTTATACCTTTATTTTTAAGTTTTGGATCTAAATATCTACTTATTGGATTAATTATTTCTCCAGCAAAGCTATTTAATGTTTTAGCATCCCAATTAGGAAACTGAACAGCTAGTGCGTTTATTATGTTTTTTCTGTTTACTGGAAAACCTTTAATCAAGTTTATAAACGGTTGGCTTTTTTCAACAAATTCAGCCTTTTGATCTAAATCTAAAACTTTACTAAATTTTAATTTTGAGTCTCTACCTATTTGTTTAGCTATAAGAGATGTTAAAGCTTGATTTTTTAAGTTGTTTTTATTAACAAGTACTTGTTCAGCTTTACTCATCATTTCTGGTTCAGCTAAAACTTCCATTGTTGCATCGTGAGCAAACTCTGTGCCTAACACTTGAGCTAAACTTTCTTTTCTACCACGCTTTAAAAAGTATTCTACTAATTCTTCTTTAGTTTTAGGTAATTTTTCAAACAAAGCATTACCAGCTGTTTTGCTTTTAACTTTCTTATCTAATGATGATTGTGTTGAACCTTGTCTATCAACAACTTTAACAACAAGATCTTTGTATCTATTGTTTATTAAGTTTTGATCCATCATTTCAAAAGCTTCTACTATAAACTTATCTAAAAAGTTAGTATAATCTACGGTGCTTCTACCCATAACATCATACATAGTTTCTTGTAAGTCTAAACCTAATGCTCTACTTATTTCTTTTTGCCATCTTAAATCTGTAATATCAAGAGTTTCAGAAATCTTACCATCTTTATCAACCTCTACTCCAGCTAATTTTTCAGCTTTAACTGGTTTTCTTTTAATATTCATTTTTCTAAGAATATTCAATGAAACAGCTTTTTTGATTTTATTGTGAACATCGCCATTTCTTTCAAAGCCCATTTTTCTTCTCAATGTTTCTTTTACTTTTACAGGAGCTTGTTTAGCTTTTCGTTCGTCAGCAAGTTTTTTGTCTAGTATTTCGTCAGGTAATAATTCTGTAGTATCTTCTATTTGAGTAGCAAAAGAATCACCTTCAGCATTTTTCTTAGCTTCATCTAAGCTAGGTCCTTTGTTTTCGCTATCTTTAAATAAAGCTTTATTAGCAACCATCTTTGATTGAGCTATATTACTACCAAACCATTTAAATAATTTTGCTTTAGCAGGATCATAACCAGCTAATGGATCTATACCTTTTGCTTCTAGTTCTGCTATCTTTTTTGCTGTTTTTGGTCTACCAGCTAGTCTTATAGCTAGTTCTTCTCTAACTAATTCTCTTTGTGTTGAGTTAACGTTTGTTATTAATCTATCTAAATCACCAAACACTATAGCTTCATAAACTTTACCAAAATTACCATTTGGTCCTTGAAATTCAGCTTTTGTTTTTGCATCACCAGCTAAAGCATTTATCTTGTTTTCTAAAGTACCCTCTCCGTCTAGGTTTACTTTACTAAATTTTCTCTTACCTGTCGACGCAATCTTTTTACTAGTAAATTTTTTAAACCTAGCATCTGTTTTACCTGTTTGAAACGCTTTATTATGAGCTATCATGAAGTCTGTAACGTCATCTGCCGTTTTAAAGTTAAGTTCTGCTTTTGGTATACCTAAAGTATCTGATATAAGATCTTTAACACTATCTATAAAAGATTCTATTCTACCTTTGCCTTGTATTTTTCTAGCTATACTTTTGTCTTTAGACATTAAATCTGATAGTTGAGCTAAATACTCATCTGCATTTACACCAGAAACTTCTTCGTTACTGTAGTCTAGTTGTTTGAAATTATCTAAAACCATCGCGTGAATATCTGCATTGTCTTTAGCCATTTTTTGTTTAAAGCTTTCTATAGCTTTTTGTGCAGCTTCACTAGCTTGTTTGTCTTTTCCATTTAACCTAGCGTTTAATGCTTGATGTATAAATTCATGACCAGCAACATTAAGATTTCCTCCAGCGTCAATTGCCACTGTTTTATTAACAATAACTTTACCAGTTTCAGCATCTATAAAACCAGCTTGCCTACCAGCTTTTTCTCCAAATCTTTCTACAACCTCATCGTATTGAAGCACTTCCTGATTACCACCCATAGCTTCAGCTATATCTGAACCAACTGCTTTTTTTAATACTTGTTGGTTTGTGGTTTGTTTATTTTCTTCTAAACCTTTATTTTTTTCAAAATAAGTATTAGTTATATCTTTTATTTCAGATTTTTTATTACTTATTTCATTTTTTTGAGATTGTGTTACTGAACCCTTTGATTCTAACTCTTGTAACTCTGATTCTAATTTAAACAAAGTATCTCTATCACCTTGATCCGTTACTCTAGTATCTAGATTATTTTTTATAATACCATCAGCTCTTCTTTTTGTTAATGGATCTAGTATGGCGCTGTTATTTGTTACATCAAAATCTACTTGAGCAATCTCTTCATCTGTCATACCACCTGTTAACTCCATGAAATCAGCTTGACCATGCTCTTTACCATTTAGTGTATATTTAGATGGCCCAATGTCTTTTGCTGCTTGTATAGCGGCAACAGGTCCACCAACAACTCCTTCGCCTATAAATTCACCAGCTAATTCAACACCATCTAAAGCCGCTAAAGCCTCATCCATTGTCATACCCATACCAATAGTATCTTTAGCAACAGATCCGACAGCCTCAGCAAAAGCACCAGCGGTACCTTCGACACCTACAGCTGCGACTGCTCCTCCCGCAATTCCGAGTGTTTTTGAAACAACACCAGGGGCTGTTTTACCAATAGTTTGTTGTATTGCTCTATTAGCGAGTGGTCCAGCCTTGACTGTTAGCTTCATAGCTAACTTATCTACAACAGCAGTTGTACCACCTTTTATTAAAGATGCTCTTCTCATTTTATTAAACAGCTCCTTGTTCTCCATTAAGCCTTGTAGGTCTTTACCTGTGTAACCCTCTCCTAGCTCTTCCATTATTAACTCGTCTAAAGCATAAGCAGCATCAACTTGTCCTTGTGCTAAAGAATACATAGACCCTAAAAATCCCACGGCTTTCGTACTTATTTTTCCTTTTTTACCTTTTCTAAATTCATTTGCACCAGCTATAGCTGTACTTATACCAACGGCCCTAGCATCTCCAGAGTACAATGAAACTGTGTTTTGTACTAAAGACTCGTAAGCTGTTAAAAGCGCCTGCTTTGGGTGATTTTTAAAAGCTCCAAAAGCCATTTTAGTATCTTCAAAAGCATTTGGTTCTTCACCATTATTATCTTTTTTAAATTGAACTCTTCTGTCCTCTATCTCTTTATTGAAATCTTTAGTGAAATCAGAAATAGGCTGGGGATTATTATTGTTTTTAATGATATTATTAATCTGCTCTTGGTTATACTCGCCGTCAATATCCAACAAAGCGTCGTTCATAGACTTAAGCTTGTCAGCTTTAGCAAATGGAGAATACTTATCCCAAAAACCAGGCTCCTCTTCCTTAGCCATTATCTTCTCTCTATTTGAGGGTTGCTTAGGTTGATTAATGTAATTCGATATGTAGTTTGATTGTTCTTCGCTCGGACCTGAGCCTGTGTACTTCTGATAAAACGCATTTACCCACTCGTCTGGGTCTTGTTCAGAAGCGAATTGAAGTTTAGTATTCAACTCTTCTTCACTTAGACCTGGACTATATTTTTCGTATAGTTGTCTGTAAAGTTCTTCCATATTATATTGAGTTTGTATCTATACTAGATGATGATGCTGGAGTGCTTCCACCACCAATTATGTTATCCCAATATCTTTTATGATCTGGATTTGTTGGGTCTAAATTTTTTCCTAAAACATTTATAGGTGCGTTGGCTCTAGATCTATATACAACATCAAAAGTTCCATCTCCATTATCAACAACCTCATGTGTACTTGGCCAACCAGGTTCATTTGTAATCATATTTAAATTACCACTTCCCCAGTATTGATCTCTATATTCTACAGATGCCAAAGAACTTTGTGCGTTACCACCACCTGTTGTAGTTGATTTTTGCTTTCTTTCATAACCTTGACCTGCAGCTGATTCCATACCACTAACATACTGGTCTATGACATATTGTTCTAGTTGTTCGTGATTTTCTTCTTGCAACAACCAACCGTTAGGGTTGTCCTTAGCTATTATAGGCGCATCTAAGAACTTATCTGTAGCTAAAGATAATAAACCTTCCCTACCTTTTTCTTGTACAATATTTCTAACTTTTCTTTCGTACATTGATTTAGTGTAACTATCCCAGCTCCCACCTGATTTATACGATGATTCATTTAGTTGCATTAACTTGTTTGCTCCGTCGGAGTTTTTGTTAAAATACTTAGGTAAGTTGTTACCGTCTATCATGCTACCATCTGGTAGTCTAAATTGCAATTGTCCATTAACCAATGTATAATTATGGTTTTCACTAGAATATAATAACTTAAGCATATCTGTATCTGCTCCTTCTGATATTGTTTTACTATCGTAATCTTGTAAGAACTCTGTTTTAGAAGCTTTAAATTGATCTAAGTTTGTACTTATATTTTTAAATTGATTTTTAATACCTTGAAAACCTGACTTAGCTTCTATGTAAGCTGAAGAACCAGGTTTGTTTTTCTTCATTGTTCTAGCCCAGTTGCCAGCTTGTATTTGCATATCTTTAGACCAGTTAGTAACACCATCTCTCATACTTGCAGGAAGTTTTTCAACTTCATATCCAGCTGGTAAGTTATCTATATATGTATCTACTTTCTTATTAAGATAGTTCTGCATGTTTTTATAAGGTACGGGTATTCTACCACCATATCTGCCAGGCATTCTACCTTGTTTCTTAGCTATGCTATTTAAATACAAGTCAGCTATACCCGCGTTTTGCGGCCCCATATATGCTCCTTTAATTAAGTTTTGATTTGCCATGTTTCTTTATATTAAAATAATCCGGTCATTGTTTCTTTAAGGAAGTTGCTTTTCCCTGCACCTATTTGATCGGCACCTGATGATTGAGCAGCTCCAACACCTCCAGCTAAACCACCTATACCAGATACTAAAGACTGTGTTGCTTTGTCTCTAGCTGCGTTTGCAGCACCTAATCTTTGTTGTGACATACCTAACATTGTCTCTGTTTTATCTAATTCAGCAGCTCTTGATTGTTGAGCGCCTTGTATTTCTGCAGCTTGATTCTGCATATCACCAGACGCAGCTTGCATTTGATTTCTAGATTCTTGTTGACCTATACTAACAGACGCAGATTGTAAGTTTTGTGATTGTTGACCAGCCATAGCTTGAGCTAAAGCAGCAATACCACCACCACCTGCTGCACCTTGCATACTACCCATTGTATTTGATAGGGCTTGTTGTTGTTGTTGAGAAGCAAACTGTGCTTGTTGTTGGTTTACTGTTAGGTCTTCATATGCGTTGTCTAGATTACTAGCTAAGTTACTAGTATCTAAGTTTTCATATCTTGCTTTGTTACGGTTAAATTCCGCTTGGGCCTCTCTTTGTTCTCGTTTTCTTTTACCGCTTCCTATAATCCCACCAGCTATTCCGGTAAGACCACCAATAACTGCTCCAGCGGGTCCCATTGCTCCTATCATATTATTTATTTATTAAGTTATTATTATAATTACACATTATTTGCTCGATTCAAAGATTTCAGAGTTAACAGCGAACAACTCTTTCTTAGTTGTAGCTGTAATTTCTAGATCAACCTCTGCGTAGTAACCCACTATACCAGATATATTAGTTTGTGGTGCTTTAGCAAAAAAGATATAGTCACCATTTGAAGGACGTGGAGAAGCGTTAGCTATTTCACAAGTAACTGATGTTTCTGTTACACCTTTACAAGGTCCTATTTCGCTAATAACATTACTCGATGTTTGAAAGTATACTATATCTGCACCAGCATAACTAGTAGAGCTATCGCTGTTTTCTTGTATTGAAACGTTTATAGGGTTGTTAAAGTTTAATGTTATACTAGGCATATTTATTTATTTTTAAACGAATTCAGTTTGAAATAGATTCCAAGACGTACCACCAACTCCAGTTATTCTTAAGTAAGCTAAGAAAGTGTTTGTTGTAGCGGCTTTTGTAAATGTTAAGCATATATTACCATCACTGTGAGGTAAGTTTGATGATCCAGTGGTATCTGATGCTGATGTGAATACTAAGTTTTGAACACCAGATTGATTACCACTACCAAAAGAAGCTCCATTAGGTGAAGCATTACTTCTGTTTCCAGTTGCATTACTAGCAACATCATCATTTGTAATAGTTACTGTTTGAGAGTTTGAGCTAGTAGTGTCAAAGCTAGATCCATTGTATGTAAATAAACCCATACCACTTGGGCCGAATTGTTGTCTTGCTGGAGCTGTACTACTTATACCATCACCAACAAATAATGAATCTGCTTGAACATCCATGTTAGCTAGTGTATTACCAGCAGCGTTGTCAAGGTTAGAGTATAGTATCTCGAATCTATCAGGAACAGTTTGAGCGTTACAGTGAGCTTTAAATGTTCCAGCACCTGTACCTAAAACAATAGGTATTAAATAAACACCAGCTGATCCAGTAGTAGTAATTGAAGCGCCGGGTGAAACACCTATAGCAGCATTAACAGTAGCTGTGTTACTATCAATTGTACCATCATTAGCTTTATAAGTAAATGCGTCTGTAAAATTACTTGAATTATTATGCTCATAATATACTGTGGCTGCAGATAAAGCAGTTCCAGCACTTACAGCAGTTCCTTTACTAGCGTCTGTAAATAAAGAACCTTGACTTGGTACAGATACTATAGTGTAAGTTAAACTATCACTATCAGCATCCGTAGCATTTAACGTTACAAGAACACCACCACCTTTATTAGAAGAAACACTTACTGTGTTAGCTACAGGAGCAGTATTACCAGCTGATATATAAGACTGTAAATCAAATGAAGAAATTACATCATCACCACCACTTACTTCAACCATACCTAACAGTTGAGCAGAAATTGTAGATGCGTTAGTAGCTGTAAAAATTAAACTATTAAAAAATTGTGGAGTAGTTTCGTTTGAACCAAATATAGTTCCACCATTAGATGACATGTTTGTAAATTGTAACACGTTACCAGTAGCATTGTCTATTTGTAAACCAGCTGCTCTAGTTATTGTAAATGTATTTGACATGGAGTTCTCTCCGTTATCAAAGTCAAAATTAATAGAGTTTGGTTGTAATGTTATTGATTTGTTAGCTGATATTGAAACACCAGAAGGTGCGGTACCTGAATAATATAATCTAGCTTGTACTGTTATAGGTAGATCTTGTCTAATTCTAAAAGAGTGAGCTTGTTCACCTGATCCACCAAAGTTAGTTGAAACATTACTACCTGTTAAAATAAAGTCGTAATGATCACTATCTGTTACTGTTGGAAAAGTTATATCAAACTCTTGTTTGCCAGTAGCACCTATTGTAAGATTTGATATTGAATGTATTGACGTTGAATCCTCGTTCGTTACAGCTAAACTAAAAACAGCTGTTGGTGTACCATAAACTTTCATTCTTCTAGTAACACCTACTGGATCTATATTTGTTGTTATTATGTTATACGCAATTATTTCAACAACAGGAACAAAATATTGTTCAGCTTTAGCTACAAAGTAAATTTCTTGTCCAGATATATCTTCATTAGGAAAAGTATACTTAACAGTAAAAGTGCATGCTATTATTCTTCCTTCACTATCTAAAGTATTACTAGAAGTTATTAAAGTTCTATCGTTATTGTCTTGAGATATTATATTTATAAGAGCTCCTTTTAAATTATGCTCAGAAAAACTAAAACCACTATTAGCTGTAAATGTTTTATTAAAAACAATAACTTGTGTTCCAAAATTACCACCAGCGCTATAGTTTGATGTTCCAGAGGTAGTTGTTGTATTGGTTTCTTCTGTTGTAAAACTACCAGTTAAAGCGTATTGTCTTAATATTGCGGCACCATCAACATCTATAGTTAGTGTTGTGTCTGCAGATGGCATTACAAATGTATCTGTTAAATCTACAGCAACTAAAACAGTATTACCTAATGTATTAGCCGTACCACTGTTAGAAAATGATATACTTGATATACCAGATAAACTACCGGTATTGTTTGTAAAAGCAGCAGCAGAAACTACGTAACCAGGTTTAGGTGTTATGATCAACTGTATGTTATCAGTACCTATTGCGGCACCACCTACTTTACCTATTAAACTACTTTCTGTTATTGTACAATTAGTTAATGCCATATTAGTCGTTATTTTCTTTTACCGTTAAAGTAAACGTTGTTGGTGTTAAATCACCTGATGCAGAACCAAGTATATCTATACCTTGAGTAGGAAATGTTTTTGAATTTAAAGTACCAGATGTACCGTTCCAAGTACTAGCATTACCTTTTATAAAGTTATAGTATAAACCTTCTTTTGCTTTAAACGTAGGTACTTTACCAGTTTGTTGATCTGTTGTTATTAAAGGCACTGTCCAACCACTATCACCTTCGTATGCTATTGTTTTAAAGTTTTTAATACTAGAAGGTGCTTTGTTAAATATTAGTTTAACTGTTGATTTATATTGTAAACCATAGAAATTATTCCTTACTTCATTATCATGCGACCATATTTGACTACCTTTAAAAGTATAGTATTTATTATTTAAAGACAAAGCAGATTCAGGCACAAAAGATTTTCTTGATGGAAAGCCATCTAAATTTTGTTTGTAACCAACTGTTTCATCGCTAAAAGATATATTATAACAATTAGAGTAATCATCATAACTACCTATAATAGTATTTTCCGTACTTAACTTATCTGAAAAATAATCACTCATACCTTTGCTAGATATTTCATCTAATCCATTACGTGATAATCTTAGTACTACACCTCTGTTTTTATCTGTAAAGAAAGATCTAAAACCATATGATGCGTAGCTTTCTGGGTTTTTTGATATACCATATTCACCTATATAAGGTATGGTTTGTCCTAACACCGCTTTGTTAGAAGTTATATTAGAGTTACCGTCAGCATTAAATAAAGCATCTTTGTTGGCTAAAACCTTTAATACCTTATCTTCACACAATGTTATAAGATCAGTATCTCTAGCATGTAACTTTTGTATTGATCCATAAGCTGGGTTAATATCTTTAGTTATAGGTAGAGCTAAAATAAATTGATTTAATCTATTCACTCCAGATGTAGAGTTAAATATTTGAGAGAATATAAAACCATTACCTTTTCTTTCTTCAGCATAAGGTTCATCTAACACCGCAGATACTTTAACACCTTTACCTATTCTCACAGCGTTAAAATCGTCTCTTACTCTATCTGATTCAACCCCATTACCAAAAGAGTAACAGTTAAACCAACTTAATGTTTTTATTGTAGCGGCTTCAGCGATAGGAAATGCTTGAGAAGCTTCATAGTATATATCTAGTTCAGCTTGTTCTTTTGGTTCAGTTTCGAATACAGCTGGGTTTGTTGATGATAATATATCATTACCACTAGACGTAAGCTCTTCTACTATTTCTACACCAGTAACAGTACCAAATCCAGATTGAAAGTTTTTTGTCATTACAATTTCAACCCATTTTCTAGCGTTACTAGCATTAGTTCTTTGTCCACCAAACAAACCGGTTATACCTCTTCTATCCCAATGTATTGCACTTTCTTTAACCGTGTAAACCTCACTTTTATTACCGCTAGCATCGTAAAATCTAACAGTTTGATTTTCACCACCTTGTAGGTATTTATCAATAATTTCATGAGTTGGTATTCCAGTATTTATTGGACTAGCTCCACCACCACCATATCCAGCCCAAACTAAACTAAATTCATCCGACTGAGCTACAGGTCTACCTTTCATTATAGAGGGAACAGCCCTGTGATCTTTCCAACCAAAACCTTGTGCACTATCACCACCACCAATCGCTGCGCCACTACCTACGGGAACAACATTAGGAACATCTGAGCTTTGTACTATTCCATAGCTAGCTTCAACGGTACCAAAAGCATCTATTATATTAGTTTTAAAAGTTGCATCTCTATTTATTTTAACAAAAAATCTACCTTCAAATTCAGGTTTTCTTTCAATTACTTTTTCTTTAACAAGTATTTCAAAAGCTCTTGTTGAAGCAGAATCATTTGTTATTGCATCTAAGAAAGCTTCTTCCATTGGAAGCGTTATAGATACTCTAAATTTATTATCTTCACCAGTTGGTCCACCAGATTTTATCTCATAATCTCTAGTAGAACTTCCACCTTTTACTATGCTAATAAAATTTTGAGCTTTAAAAGCAGTGTAAAAACTTGGGTTAGCATCTTGATCACCACTAGTTCCACCTGGTCCAGTAAATTCAAATGTAGTTACATCTGAACCTGGATTAGCAGAAGACGTAGCTTCAACATCAGCATTAGCTATTGTCTTAGCGACTTCAGCTATAAAATCAGGAGCTTTATTTGATATACTTAAAACTTTATATTTAGGAACTTCTTTTACAGTATAATCATTGTCGTGTTGTTTCTTTAAATATAAGTATGTTTCTTCATCTACTTTATTTCTTTCTGATGAAGGAAAACTTAACCAAACATTACCATCTTCAGCTAGATAAAATCTATCTAAAGCTAAATTGTAATATTCGTTTGCAGTTTCTTTTATAAAGTATTTATAATGTGTTGCAAAAGCCGGAGCTGTAGTAGTTATTGAAGCTTTTAGCTTATTTATTTTGTCAGAGTCAACACCTCCTAGTAACAATGTAGATTCTTTACTAGTAAATACTGGTGTTTCTCTACCATAAACATCTTTCCAAACCACGCCTAGTTGATAGTTTCTTATTGACTTTATAGATTCTTCAGGTGTTTGTGGGCTTGGATTTAATACACTTGATACAAAGAAGTTTGTACCTAAGTTGTCATTTACGTTAAAGTTTTGTAAATAATTGGCATATAAAAGCCTATTACCTATTATTTCCTGTGCCTTAGCTTTTAACGGCACATTGTCATAAGGTCTTAATATTTGATTAGCCTCTATTACTTTGTGTATTAATTCAGATTCTATCTCTAATGTTTGACCTGAACCTAAAGGAACTTCATCAACGCTGTAAACTAAGTTACTGTTGCTTTCTTTATATAGTACCTCTATTTCTTTTACGTTAGCTGGTGGAGTTTCAAATCCGCCAATAGTTAATTTTCTTACGTTATTAGTCATACCTAAATTATAACCATCTGCTGATAAATATTTAAACTTACTTGGTAAAAATACAGCTTGTGTAAATGGTGAAAACGTAGAGTAAGAACCGTTTAAGTATTTCCATCTATAAGCAAACCTTGGAAACTTGTACTGAAACATAGCCTCATCTTCTTGTAATAAAACCTCCCACACCAATGACTCGTTAGGCATATTTTCTGGGTTAGACAATATATCTACAGTAACAGTGGAAAACTGACTAGCTCCAGCTGTTATTTGAACAGTAACTTCAAATATTTCTAAATCATTATTACCACTAGAATATTCATTTTTTAATGATAATATATCACCAACTTGATAGTTTGGTGCAGCTCCAAAAGATAGTGTTGTTGATGTTCCACTTGGTATACTTTCAAACTCTACTGGATCTGTGCCTGCAATATTTTGAGTGAATTTTTTTAATGTTGTTAAAGGACTTATACCTGTACCAACTCCCTCTCTTCTTGAGTCACTTTTTGTTACGGTTGGTGGAGTTAATGGTGATTTTTTTATAACAGTAATATCATGCTCTACAAATCCCCTACCATATATTTGAGTATGATTTGTAAATCCACTAGTTGATAAAGCTGAAGCTTCTCTAAATTCTTTTATATCTAAACACTTAGGCTCACTATTGTCATCTGTAAAAAATAATAAACCTTCTATTATATTTATACCAGTTATTAAATGATTTTTAGAAAACTTTAAAATATTACCTTTGTCAACTACAATAGGCGATACAACGTCTGTAGATTGATTGTACTCTATAATAGCATCTATAGTACCTGATGTTATAAACCAGTATATACACTCTGTTTTATCATACTTTATAGATCCTAATGTTTTAACAGCTCCTGTACCTGTATCTGGTATTCCAAATACATCTAAAGAAGCGGTAGACTCATTAAAAACAGTATAAGCTCCAGTATCTTTGTTAAATGTTTTGTTAATACGAGAAGAATTACCCAGTAAATTTTCAATAGCACCTACGTCAGATCCTTCAGAGCTAGCAACTTGTATATTCAAAGCATCTCTGTATTCACCTTCCTGTACTAATCTTTCGTCCAGGTCTTTTTGCATTTTACCCGCACGGAAGTGATTTTTTAACTTCGGCATATCTTAGTGTTTTATTTGCTTAGATTTGTTTCTCAATACTTGTGAGATTTCCTCTGCTTTTATATTACTTAATCTTAATTTTGCTTTTCTTATAGCTGCAAATCTTTCTTTTTTAAATCTTTGTACTAAATACTCTGGCACTAATGTTCTAGCAGCTAACATAGCATGTATCATGTATTTATATATTGCGTCTTCAGCAAACTTATGAACTACAGAATCTATATCATCAGCTAGTCCATCGCTTATGTATTTTAATGTTATTATTTTACTATTTAAATCAGAGCTAAAATGTATAAAACCTTTTGCATGATCTATATAGTAAACCCCATTACCTTGTGACATAGATGGCGTCATACCATATCTTCTACCTTGTGCTAAAGTAGCATCATAAGCATCATCATCTCTAGGGTTATCACTATTATTAGATGTGCTACTTTGAGCTTTAAATTGTTTCCATGTTTCTGATTCAAAAGTTTGTAGTAACTCTCCACCGTCAGCGAACATATAATCAAAGTCATTGCTTTGTAATACAGCTGATGGGTTACCAGTTTTCAATGCAGGATATATTATTCTTTCAATACCAGCTGAATCTCTCCAGCTTAAACCTACATAGTTAACATAATCATGAGGTAAAGCCATTTTAAGCGAAGGTGGTATTTCTATTTCTTGTGATTTTTCTGATCTTAAAGTATCGTAGTTTAATTCTTGAATACCTCTTTGTGCGTGAAACATTACATCTGTTCTGCTAGCTTTTGGTAACAACTTATCTTCACCAACATATGTTATTATAAAATTTTGTATAATATCTTTTAATGTTATGTGTTCATAGTTACCTAAACTCTCTACTAATGTTCTTTGCCTAACTATTATTATAGCACCAACAGCGGGGTTGGCAGAAGCTATAAAGGTTAACCTACCATTTGAAGCATCATAAGAATAAGACGATGCTCCTAGTTGATCTCCATTTACAAAAACATCAAACTCTCCTTCTACACTTGGTAAAGGACTGAATATTAATGTTACGTAACTATTGGAATTACTGGCAGAGTCTACCGTAAATTGATTACTGTTATCGTAGTATTGTTGTTGTGTTCCTGTGAATAAAGGCATATTCTATTATTTTTCTTGTTGAACGTTCTGTGCTTCTTCTTGAGCAGCTATTGGGTAAAGCTGTGGATCTTTTATTGTGATACCAGCTAATTCTAATATCTTTATAACTAGTTCAGATTCCTCAGATTCATGAAGCTGAAAGTTTGTGGATGTAGTAGCATTAAAAAGTGCTTCATCTAATACAGTAGTAAAACCCCAAACTACTTTAATAGGTCTAGCTATATAGTTACACACTACTGTGTCACTTGAACCTATTGTTGTGGGATAAATTTGTATTGATCTTTTTCTTAATACTTCTGTTGATCCAGAATTTCTAACATATACGGGATATGTTATTGTTGGGTTTGTTAATGGGGATGCTATTATGTGATGTACTTTGTTTTGATTGATCTTTTCAACCTCTACGTAACTACCACATTTATTAGTGTATAATTCTCCCATACGATAATGTTCAGGTAAAGTACCTACACCACCGTCAGCCATAACAACTGCTTCTCTGTATTTTTCAAATATGTCAATTTTTTCTTGTATAATATCTACCATGTCTGCATGAGTTGAATCATTACCAGGCATTTTTAAAAATTGATCTAAGTCATAAAAATACTGTTCGAATATATCCATTTGAGCTTGATTAGCAAACAAGTTAAATTCTTGAGGTGTTATATAACCCCTTTGTTCTTTGTTAGCTATTGCTAAAACTCTTTGATATACTGTATCTACTGTTACCGCCATAATTTTTTTTATTTATAGTAAGCAACCACCTCGATAGAGATGGTTACCTCTATAAGTGATTGTTATTCTTTCATTCGTTTTTCTAAATTATTAAAGACCTCTAAACCTTCATCGGTTTGGAACCACGCAGCTAATGCTGAATATGGGTGCTCATCAAATGGCACTGTCATTAATTTCCTGCCGTTTGTAGCCCAAGTAAATTGTCTGTTATCTGGAGACAACTTAATTAAACCTGCTTCAACAGACTTAATACCAAAATTTCTTAACTGTACGTTATCGTCTTGTGCTAAGTTTATAAATAAAGCTGGATTCCTTCTAGCGAATAGTAGTAAATCTCTCTTTATTTCTTTTGAAGCCATGCTTGTAACTTTACTTCCAAGCTCTACTCTTAATATACCTTCAGCTATATCTAAATCTAAATCTTTAGCTATAGTTAAAGCTTCTATTTCTAGCTCCATGTATTCTAAGTCATCGCTTGCTTCTTCTACCTCATCTAGCTCTTTAAAAATTACGTTTTTAAGAGGGTGATAAATTGAAAGCATCTTTTGCAAAGCTTGCTCTCTAGCAGGGACAGCTAATGAGCCGTCTCTAAAAACTATACGACCTAAAGTCGCTATACCTTTTTGATCGTCTACCAATGGTGATGGTTGATTTGTAGCGTATCTTAATTCTTTTTGAAATCCTGCTACCGTATCAAACCATAATAATGGTTTTCTTCTAGTGTGTTTACTCGGTAAAGAGAAAACTAAAGGTTGTTCTTTTGTTGTTAGATAGTAAACTCTATCTTTCATTTCCCAGTTAACTCCTTCTGGAATTCCTGGCACTTGTTTTGTATTTGTCATGATATAATATAATTAAAAAGTTTATAAAAAAAATAAAAGGGTTGGGTGCCGAAGCACCCTTACCTTTTAAGTACTATTGATTATCCTTGGATACCATCAGTAGATTTTAACAATACGAAGTTGTTAGCTGCTTGAACACATAAACATCTCTCAGATAAGAAATGTACGTTCATTGCATCTTCATCACTTGTATAGTTACCTCCAACTGAACCAGTAATCCATGATTTCATTCTTCTGTCGTCAGCTTCAGAAGCTCTGTATCTAACGTGTAAGAATGGTCTTTGGATATTTTTACCCATAATCTGATCGTAAACTGTTGAAGTTCCAGCAGGAACGATAACACCTTCAATATCAGCTACAAGTCCTCTAGTAGTTGAATCATTTAAGTATTTCCAGTCAGTTTTGTAGAAATCGTAAGATCCACGTCTGAAACCAGAAAAACCTAGGTTAAGCGCCATTTCTTCAGAATTGTTGAATACTCCGTAAGAAGTACCACCAGATCCGTAAGAATTTTGAGCAGCTAACATATTGTCAATTGAAAGAGCTGTAGCTCTGTCTAAGAACATCATGTTTTCCTCGATAGCTCCTTGCTTGTCAAGTTCTTGTAGTATAGAATCAAATTCAGCTAAACCTACATGAACTCCAGAAGAAACGCCATCGTCAAAATCAGCGTTGTTGTATACTAATCCTCTTGAGCTAATAGCAGCAAAAAGACCTTCAGATCCAGAAACTCCTGCAGCTGAGATAGCAGATGATGCTGCTTTTTTCTCTGCTTCAATCATAGACATTTCTAATTGATCTTCAAATCTAATTCTTGCTTCGTGCTCAGATTTTAAGTACCATAAGTATCCAGAAGTACCAGCTTCAGTAGCAACTTCAACCCACCCAATTTGAGCAGTGTCAGATCCATTTACACTATACTTGTCTCTTAGAATAATTGGCTTATTCGAGAAAGAAGTAAATGTTGCATCTTTTTTGTTACCAGCGTTGCTTGATCCTTTTGCATATTCTGAACCATAAACAAATACTTTTACAGCAGCAACACCATCAGCACCGATACCTGAAATATCAGCAGCAGTATAAGGTTGTGCAGTTATAGTAGTTGTACTAGGTACAGCAGATACGTAACATTTTAACGTTGCTCCAGCTTTGCTAACGATGATAGTATCACCGATGCTTAGTAAGTGAGCAGCAGAAAATGTTAGTAAGTTTGCAGAAACGTCAGTACCTACGACATCGTCGTAAGCTACGTGGATTCTACCTTGTTCAGACCATACGACCTCGTCAGAAGCCATAGGCATTTCAGCACCGACCATAGATAAGAAACCAGAAATAGTTCTGTTTCCGTATCTTTCAACTTCTTTTTCATAAACTTCCGGTAGGAATTGTTTTGTGAAATTGAAGTCGTTGCCAGCGATTGATAAATAATTTGAACCAAATAAAGTTTTATTCGGTCTCGGCGTTAAGTGCGATAACTCCGCGCCTGTTCCAGCTAATGCCATAATTTTAAATTTTTAATTAAGTTAATATTTATTTTCTAATCTTAATCTTAAAGTCAGAAACTGAATCACCAGGAACCGCTTTTACGGACCAACCGGATGTAGGAATCACATTTGACTGTGCTTGTCTAGGATCCATGTTGATGTTTTTTGATTTAGCTATACTATCCTTGATAGCATCGGCTTTACCTTGTTCGTAAAAATGTTTCGCTACAGCGTCAGGATTATTAGCAGTAAATAAAGATTTGTGATAACCTTTAGCATCTGACATTACTTCATCTTTATCAAGAAACTTCTTGATGAAATTATTAATATCGCTTTGGTCATTTTTAATCTTGTCACTGTCCTTTACATTAAACCTAAATTTCTTTTCTCCGATGTTATATTCAAAACCTTTGAATTTGTCGTTAAAAACCTGATTGGTTTTTTCTTGAAATTTTGTTTGTTGTTCCTTGACTACTTTTTGTGAAGTTTCAACTTCTTGATTGTAACGGTTGAAAAAATCAATTGCTTTCTTTTGCTCAGGCGCTAACCTGCTTCCAGCTTTAATTTCTTCGTAATATTTAGACTTTAGCCCGTCTAGGTGGCTTTTAGCACTGGCAACTTGCTCTTTAAGCGCTAATTTTTTTCTTTTAATGTCTCTATCCTCATCAATTTCTTCATCAAACTCAAAATTGTCTTCCATTAAGAAACCAATTTCATCATCATTTAAATGAGGTTTTGTTTGCTTGTAGTATTCTTTAAGTAGAGATTTGTCATCTTGTTTAGAGTAATCTTGATTTAATCTAACATACTCTTCTAAGCTTCCACCAGTTTCATTCATAAAGTCTACAACTTTTTGTATGTTTTCTGGTAATGGTTCAGCTGTGTCTTGAGACTCTTGTACAGCTTCTTCTACTTTTTCTTGTAGATTTTCTGTCTGCTCTTCGACCTCTTCGTCTGTAATCTCTTCAACTACTGAAGTTTGTTCTTCTTCTTTAACCTCTTGTTCTACAACAGGTGTATCTTCTACCTCTGTTTCTTCTACAGGAGTAACTTCTTCTTTTTTAGAAAGATCAACCTTTATAACGTCATCGACATCTTGATTAACAAGTTGCTTAGGTCTTTTAGGTTTTTCTTTCATTTTCATATCTCCGCCTTCACTTGGTGAGGTTTCGATTTTAGCATCAGTTATAGTTTCACTATCCTTGATTGCTGCTGGTGCAGTTGGTAGTTCTTCGACTACCTCTTGCGGCTTTTCTTTTTCTGCCATAATATAATATTATAAAATTAAACGATTATTATCTCGGGTCAAAACTTCCTAGATTACCTAGGTTACCTAAACTATCATTACCCATTGATTCAAACTTTTTAGGTGATTTATTGTTATTTCTTTGATCTATTAATTCAGATTGTTGACTAGCTTGTATTCTAGTTCTTTCATCTTTACGATCTTCTTTGTTAGTTTCTTTGTTTTTTGTTACATTAAGCTCCATGTTTTTAAGCCTCATGTTAATCATAAACTCATGATTCATAAGTTCTTTTTTGATTTGAGCTTCTTGTTGCATTTTCTTTTGGCCTAACATCATTTTAGCTTCTTCAAGCTGCATCGTACTTTGCATCAAAGCTTGGTTTTTTTGCACTTCTGCTTGTGCAGCTACCTTTTGAGCTTGAGCATTAGCGTTAGCCTGAGTTTCTATATTTTTTTGTTGTAGTAGTTCGTCTCTTTCTCTTTTCTTTTTTCTTCTAACCTTCAACAATTCATTAGCTAATTTAACATTTTTAATGTTTCTAAGATCAATAGCATCTTCTAAGTCTATCATTTGCTGACCTAAAGCTACTTGAATATTGTTTTCTAATAGTTGTTTTTCTTCTTCATCAGGAGCTACATCTAAGAATATACCAAAATCATACAAATGTAAACTAGCTATATCTTCTAATGTACCAACATTGTGACCACCAATCTTTTGAATAAAAGCTTCTTTTGTTGGTGAATATTCTAGTATATCAGATATTCTTAATGATATAGACTCAGCTACTTCGGCTGTAAGATACAAACCAGCATTTAATATATGTCTAGTAGCAGTGTTACTATTAGCGGCAGCTAATTTTTGTACACCTACTAAAGCTCTAGAATCAGGCGTACTACCATCTCTAGCTTCATTTAAACCAGTAGTATCTCTAATCATTTGCATGTAGTAGTTATAGTTTTGTATTAAAACAGGTATTTTACCACCACCATTACCACTTGTTATTTCTTGAATAGGTATTTTACCAGGATTCATATCACCTTCTGAAGTGAATGATCTACCAATTACAGAACCCGTTTGAAAGAACATATTTAATGCTTCTTGTGGGTTGTAGTTAGTTCCATTACCTAAATCTATTTCAGCAAGTCCATCAGCATCTAAATATATACCATCTGGTACCATTCTTGATAACACTTGTTGTATTTTTAAATGAGTTAATTGAATCATATCAGCAAAACCAGTTATACGTTTTACTAATGACTCGATCTTACCTTTATACATTCTTGGTGCAACTATACTATAATTCATTTTAACTTTAGTATAATCACTCTTAGGTCTCATCATGTTCTTAGCCATTTCCCACTTAAGTAGTTTGTCTGTACCTAAAACTAAAGCACCTTCATATAATACTTCTAATGATCTTTCTATTTTTTCATATTGACCAACCATATCTTGTATAGGTGGATCGAAAGTATCATCTCTTAGTATAACTTTACTACCACCACTCATAGTATCTTTAACCTTATAAACTTCGTTCATGTAAGTTTTATAGTTAAAGTATAATATATCTACTGTATTTTTATCAGCTCTATTACTGCTACTGGATGTTCTATAATTTAAGTTTGATTTTTGATTAGGTTGCTTGATGATCTTCATCAATTCGTCTTGATCTAAATTAGGAAACTCTTTTTTTAATTCATTTATAGGTATCGTCTTTACTTCACCTACATAGTACAAGTCATCAAAGTAAGGTGACTCAGTATGTGAATAAACTATATTAGCAGGATCTACATATTCTATTTTAACACCTTGTGAAGTTGTAAATCTATCTTTTACACAAGCTATACCTATAGTTGTTATGTCGTAATATAATCTTTTTCTTGTTTCAGAAAACTTATTACCAGCTAATATAGTAGTTATAGCTTGCTCTTCAGCTAGCTCAACCTCTTGTTTATAACTAAGCTGCATGTGTAGGTTTAACTCTTCTTCACTATCAGGTAGCTTTTCAGGTGGATTTTCTTGTAGACTTATTCCTAACGATTCTTGAGCAAATTTTATAAGCTCTTGAGTTTCTATGTCTCTCATTATAGATTCCATATACTCAGTTCTTTTACTCATTCCATAAGGATCTTGAGAATAAGCTTTTATATCGTAGGTTCTTTCTGCCATACCGTTAACAACTATATCTACAAACTTAGGTATAATAGGTACAGGTTTCCAGTCTAAATTAAGATAAGACAAATCACCGTTAATAGATAATTCATCTTTATATTTTTGTATTGATTGCTCTCCTCTAGCGTATAGTCTTAGTTTGTGATATTCGTTTTGGTTGTTGTAGAATCTAGTATTACCAGAATCACGATCAAACCAATCACTCTCTATAGCTTTAGCAACTTTTAAACCATAGTCACGTCCAACCTTCTCAGAGTCGCTGACAACTTGACTTGGAAAATAACCTTTTGTAATTGATTCTGCCATTTGTTAATCTATTAATTTTGAATGCATCCCTTTATTTTTAAATTTTGATATGCTTATATTTAGTTTCTGTCTTTTTACTTCTGCATTAGGTCTATATAAATGTCTATTACAAGCCATTATAGCTAATCCCGAACTAATTGCAGCATCAAATTTTGTTCTATTGTTTATATCAAACTTAGCCCAGTCTTGTAATGTTTCAATGAAATATAAATCACCGTGTGTTCCATCTATTTTCGTACCAACGTGATCTTGTATGTACATTTCAATTGCAGCTGCATGAGCTTGTTTTATGTCTTCGCTTGAGTTAGGTATTCCACCAACTTCTTTTTCAGCAACAGATAGCTTGTTCCAAGACTTATCTGGTCTATTCATTGAATATCCTCTATAACCACGTCTTCTCAAATAATACAATAGACGAGGTTTATTATTCTCTGCTAATATAGGCATCCCGTAAAATACAAGTGCCATTAGAACGTCTTCAAAGAAGATCTCGGCTGTTTGAGGTCTAGCTACATACTCTAAAAAGAAATGTGCGGGAGGACAATCCTCCATACTAAACTTTGTTAAACCGTGCAAAGCACCTTTAGATCCTTTACCATCAACTGTGCCAGATATATCATAAGAGTCACATCCAAATGAACCCATGTGTTCGTTAGCAGGATATTTAATTCCATTTTTTATTATATGCTTATTTTGTAATTCAGACTTAGGCGTCCAGCTAACTTTAAATCTACCGTTAGCATTTGGGTAAAATATAACTTTACCATCTTTAACACCATTAACCCATTGAAAATTACCTTTTGTCAAAGGAACATTAAGCTCCTCGTTGTAGTCTATTTGCTCGTATATCTTTGCTAAATTAAATATACTGTTTTGTGTCTCATCTCTGAAAGCATGTTCTTCAGTTCTTGGAAATTGCCTGTAAAATTCATTTAAAGCATCTCCATCATTTTTTAAGCCATCAACTTCGTTTTGCCAGTGCTCGATGATTCCCATCTCGATGTATTCTCCGTAAGGTCCTTTAACCTCTTGCTCCGGCGTATCAAAGACAGGGTGTCCATAAGCATCAATGAATCCTTCGTAGTTCCATTCCATAGGTATGAACAAAGAATATAATCCTGTGCTAGTCTGTCCATTACGGTTTCTTTTTTTAACATCTGATCCATTGTAAAGTTTTTTGAAGTTATCTCCTCCTTTGTCTAGAGCATTTGATGTTGAACCCATCATACACTTACCTATAATTCTAGAACCTAATCTAAGGGTAGTTTTAGTAACACGCCAGTTGTTTAGTATGTTATTAGGTCTTTCCCATTTACCACTTTCATCGTGAGCTAGTAGTTTTAGTTTTTCACCATCATAACTATTATCTCCTGTATTTTTCCAATCAATGGTAGTGTCTAATCCTTGTAAGTCTTCTTGATCACTTCCTGATTCTATTTTTCTCCTTGTTAATTTAGATGCTGGTACTCTATATGCTAATTCTGTTTTAGGTCGATCCATACCATCTTGAATCGGTTTAAAAAAGAAAGGATAGTTGACTGATATAGGTACAACTTTATCTGTAAACATTTTCTTAGCATCTGGTCCAGTTTTAGATAATATACCTAATCTAGCATCACTAGATATTGTAGCCATATTAACTAACTCTCCTGACGCCATAAAAGAAAAACCTGAACGTCTGTTTTTAAGGTAACACATACCATAACATCTTTTATCAGCTTTACAAGCTTCCCAAAATATATAGAATAATCTATTAGCTTCTCTAAAATCTGGTTGGCCTACATCTATCTTAGACCATTGTAAGTACATATAGTGTGTACCGGTTATGTAAGTATCTACTCCTTTGTTTTTAAACCAAAATCCTTCTTCTCTTCTTTTAAACTCTTCCTCTATGTAATCTATATGTTGTTCTTTGAAATCTTTAGGTATTTCTTTCCAATCAAATATAGTTTTTAATCTAGATAAAGCTTTAGGTTGTGGACTTACTTGCCACGTATCATTTTCAAACTTATTTACACCAGTTACCTTCGGTAATGCTATTCTTAAATTTTGTATGCTATACACCTCACCTATCTGACCTGTCTTGCTTATAACAATAAGATCATGTTCTTTATTATAACCATATTCCCAGGCTTTCTTTTTGTTTAGCCTTTTTATGGTGTTTATCTTTATAGGTTCTATAACCTCATATAAACTTTGCTTATACATTACTTAGATCTTCTTTCTGCAAAACCACCAAAGCTTTTCTTTTCATCTTCTTTAGGTTTGTTATCAAGTATGTCTTGCTCGTTTTGTATCCTGTTTAATATTTCAAACGCATCGAATATAGCTAGCTTTTTTGTAGCGGCAGCATTTTTAAGTCTGTCAGCTGATATGTCATCATCTGTTTCAACTATAGGTTCTTTAGCTACCTTGATTAATTCATCTACTGCTCTATGTCCAGCTTGGATTATATTCCTTTTCGTTTCCTTGATATTCATATTTAATTGTAATAAAATTAGATAAAACCCTATATAGTCTTTGACCATCAACTATAAACTCATATTCACTGTTAGGTGTAAAACCTATTAAATCTCCTTCGTTT